ACCACGCCCCCTTTTGAACGATAAAGAAATGTGTACTCCATCCAAGTATCGTCCCAATACTTTCAGGCATTGTTTTTTGTTTTTTTCCACGGTCGTCAAAGATGTCATACCAACTTCCATGACGTTCAATCATTGAAATAGCCATAATGTTAATATACATGGTCTTACAGTCCCTTTTGACCTTTTAATTAAAACCACGAAACGTGGAACTGAATGCTACCACGTCTTAAGTCGGAGGTCGTAGGAAAAACCTTTATTCAGGATATGGTAATAGCAGCCCACGCTATAGCGTGAGAACCACTATGCCGTCTCTCTGAATAAGTCTTGAATTTCCTACGTTCCCGACTTAGAGATAAGCATAACGCTTCTTCTTTTTTCTCGTATGCCTTGGAAAGAGTTGCCTCAATCCAATTACAAAGATAGAGGATTTTTTCGGTAATCCCCTATCTTATAATGTTTTTATTTGATTTTGGAGTGTTTTTGAGCACATCCTATATTTTTAGTCCCTTATCCTGCCTTGTAGGTGTAATCCCTAAACCGTTTCTCCATTCATTCGCTTTCTGTCTGAACCATTGGACAAGCGGAATATCATTCACGCATATATGGTAGTGTTCTTTCTTGGTCTTGTCCTCCTCAAATGAGAAAGCCGCATTCTCGTCACGGAACTTTCGGTTGAATTCAGGGGAATAGAAATCGCCTTTCAGCCTTACTTTCTTCAACTTGCACAATTCTTGGATTAGCCTTTCAGAGAAATGCAAGGTGTTTCGGCAAAAGTCAATCAACGGAAGCAGCTTCTCCACATAAGGGAAATAACGCTGTATCCTGTCCATATACTCATTGAACTTGGTGCGTTCTTCCCTATGTGTCTGTTCCATTGTCTTGATATGCCGTACCAATTCTTCGTTCTGACTTTCAAGGGCGGATATGCGTTGCTGCAATTCCTCCCTTTCCGCTTTCAACTTGCCGCTGCCCAAAAGAGAACCGACCTTTGCCACGAGTGCCGCTTTCGCCTCGGTCTTGGCGGCTTCCAACTTCTCCGACTTGATTTCTTTCCGCACTTCGTCAAGCTGCCGTTCCGCCTGTTGCTGTTCGGTCTGCAACTGCTGTACGTTGGCTTCAAGCTCTCCCGTCTGCCGTTTCAGGTCACGGTAGTATTGGGCGGTTGTCATGTGCCGTGCCTCCGAACCTCGGACACCACGCTGCAAGCCGTACTTCGCCATCGCTGCGGCGTAGCTGTCATGGTAGGCGACAAGCCTTTCACGGGTCAGGAGGTCATCGGCGCACAGGCGCACGGCGTTGGCTTTCTTTCGGTAGGTGCGTCTGCCCTCCGCTTGCTTCTTCCTTGCTTTCCTGCGTTCGCCCGTCACTATCGGCACGACCGTGGCGTGGATGTGCGGCGTATGCTCGTCCATGTGCAGCACTGCCGATACGGTGTTCTCCCTGCCGAATGTGCGGTGCAGCCATTGCAGGTTGTCATCGCACCATTCGGATAGTCTGCCCTCGTCCTGCACTCTCATCATATCCTCGTGTGTGCCCGAAAGCACGAGGCGGATTGCCCTTACTTGGTCGGGCGTTATCTTCCGCCTGATGCCAGCCGTGCGGATGCGGTGGCTTATCGCTTCGGTGCGGTCTGCCACACCGTCGGGGAATTCCACCAGCTCATGGTTAAGGTGGGTGCGTGTCGGGTCAGCGTTCTTGGGCATGGTCTTGCGTTCTATGTGGTCGGATGCGCCCGTGTCAGCCGACCCTTTCGCCTTGTTGATTTGGATGCTTATGTATCCCATGTTCGTTTCTTGTTTTGTTAGGTTCTACAAACTTGTTTGTCGGTATCCGTCCGCCTGCGGTCGTGCCGCACGGGGCAAACGGGGGTGTCCAGAGGGGTGTAACCCCGTTGGCTCATTAGGGTGTTTTTAGCATGAGCGAAGCGGTGCGTGAAGAAAACGCCCTAATGAGCTATGGCTTTTTGCTTCCCAAAAGCCTGCGGCGGTGTCGGCGATGTTGCTCGTGGGTATCTTTCGCCTTTTTCTTTTCGCCAGCGACATCGGCTTTCCCTTGTCGGTCGGCAGGATGGAAGTCCGTCCGACCAGCCTGTGAATGGCGGTGTTCACCTCCGTTGCTTCCACGGCGGACTTGTTGAGGGTGAAAAAGCGTTGAATTGTTGATGAGGTAACATAACATATTGATGTTCTGTAATATACATCCTCAACAACCGCTCAACAAACCCGTTCACAAAACATTTGGAGACGAAAAGAAAAAGGAATGCCGTTGCGGTGTGCCGCTTGCCTTTTCTTTTCAACAGCCCTTTCCTTTTGTTGAGGATTTGTTGAGGGAATATCTTATTATCTATCAGCATATTATTTACCACATTCAACAATTCAACAAAATATCAGAGGTTTTCAAGCATGTTTTTGGTGACGGTGTAATACCTGCCCACACGGTTCTTTGGCAAATAGTGTCCGGCACGGTTGTAGTCATACTCATAGGTTGTATAGGTAAGACCGTTTGGTGCAGGCGTGAGCTTCCAGCACTCCTGCACCACTTTCCGCACCTGCGACTTCTCCACCTTGACTTGCGAGCAGACGAGCAACGGGACAATATCATTCAGACAGAACGAGACAGACCCGACACCCACGCTTGCCATGATGTCGAGCAGCAGTTCCGCCATCTCTATTTCCAAACGGTTGCGGTTGCTTCGGATAATCTTTCGCAGGGCATCCGTTTCCAGCCGTTTCGGGTTGAACCACATGCGGCTTTCCTTTTCGGTGGATAGCTGCCTGTGTTGCAGGAAATGCAGGAGGCTGTCTCAAAATAGAATTGCAAAAGTAAAAATATTACAGATTGAAACTTAGAAATAAAAAATCTCCTGTTTCAGCCTTAGTTTACTCTAATGATATGGCTAAAAGCAGGAGGTTTTTATACTATAACTTATAAATTATAAGTATGTCTGTCCAATTTCTCTATTTTGAGACAGCCTCAGCTTTTGCAGGAAGTCGGTATCGTCATTTTGCAACGGTACAATTTTCCGCACCCAATAGCGTGTTTCCCCTGCGTCAATGATGACGGGCAGGTGCTCGTTGTTGGAGCAAAGCACGAACTTGGCGAAGAAGCCTATCTCGTCACGGTCTTTGCCTTTCGCCTCCACCTTGTAGGAAAGCGTGGTACTTAGGTTCTTCAAACGCTCGCTGTCCTCGCGGCGGTTGAGCAGCACCTCGTCCACCATGATGAGCAGCTTGCCCGCCCAGTCGGAGTTGAACTGGCTGCGGAAGTCCTCGTTGGTGTTGAAAGTCACGTTGTTTTGGAATACGGCTTTCAGGAAGTTCAGGAACGTACTTTTGCCCGTGTTCCTTTCTTCGGACACGAGCAGGAGGATGGGCAGCTTCTGAACGGGATAAAGGTAGAGCAGTTGCAGGTAGTCCATGCCCAACTCGTACTGTTCACCGAAGATGTGTTCCACCAACGAGCGGATGCAGGGGAAATCGCCATGCTGCGGCTGGTGGCTTATCGGCTCGTAGAGGTTGAGGAACTTGCCGACCACGGGCTGGTAGCCCACATGGTCGGGTACGGTGCAGAAGCCGTCATACTTCGGGATGCCCGCCATGTAGTCCTTGCCGTAGTCCTGCCGCAGGGTCTCGGAGTTCCATGCGATGCGTTTCCTCACATAGCCGCCGTCAATACGGGGCTGGTTCACAATCTTGTAGAGCGTTGTGCCTACTCGGATGAATTCTTCTTTTTCTGTCATTGGCTTTACTTGGTTTTAGTGCCGCCGACACCTTGTCGGCAGGCGGATTGAACATGGGTGCAAAGCTACGGCAGAACGGCTAAAACCTTGATACGTAAAACGATGCAGAACGATGCAAAAGAAACCGAGTGATAAGAAAATGCAGCATAATAGGCAATACTCACCATTCAAAGGCAAAAAGAAAAAGCCCGAAGAAGCAAAATCGCACTTCTTCGGGCAGACCTGGGTTGTATGAATGCACGGGCGTATTGACACGCAACTGCACCCGCTAACACTTACACGATGTGCTGATGCCTAACGAGAACCACAGCATTTGTCTGTCTTTTCGCAAGCACAGCCTTTCCAAAAGGGAGTTGCGTACCCTTGCGGCATTGGGCGTGTTGATACGGAAAGCGAGTGCCACGACCATTGGCAGGGCATATACGTCCGCATAATAGCCGTTGGGCAACCTGATGCGTCTTTCCACTTCGCAAGGTTGCAGCACTCCGCTCTTGTACACGGCTCGGATGACGGCACGGAGTGTCGGGGCGATTACACAAAACAATCTTACTAACTCCGTTTCGCTCATCCACACGTTGGCGGCATCGGACGGTACGGCAACCCTGCCGCATCCGTCTATTGTGATTGTTGTCCGTTTCATAGGCTGTGCGTTATAGGACGAAACGTCCGCTTACCTTGCTCTCAAAGGCGGATATGTCGTTTTCAAGTTTAGCGTTGGTCACTTTCGCGTAAATTTGCGTGGTGGTTATGTTCGTATGCCCTAAAATCTTGCTTACGCTCTCTATCGGCATACCGTAATTGAGAGCTAAAACTGCGAATGAATGGCGGCTTAAATGGAATGAAACCAGCTTCTCTATCCCGCATTTCTTCGCCACAGCCTTGATGCGTTTGTTCACCGTGTCAAGTGAGCCGATATTGAAAAGCCGCTTGTCAGTCCTGAACGGCTCGTAACGCCTGATTATCTGCATGGGGATGTCCATCAGCTTGATTTGGAACGGTACGCCCGTCTTTTGGCGTTTCGACACAATCCATGATGCGCCATTCATCTCAACGATGTTGTCGGTGGTCAGGTTCTTGATGTCCGTGAACGAGATGCCAGTCCAGCAACCGAACAGGAACAGGTCTCTTGCCAATGCGAAGTTGGGATTGTCCAGACTGATTGTACTCAACGCCTGAATTTCATCTTCCGTGAGAAAGCCCCGCTCCTTGTGGTCGGGGTCAACGTGGTACATCGCAAACGGGTTTCTCGGTATCTTGCCATTGTAGTGCGCCGTGGTGACGATGTGTTTCAACGGTATGGAGTATATCCACACGGACGATTGCGCCAGCCCGACCTCGTTTCGCAGGTACAGGCAGTAGTCACGGATGAAATCCTCCGTCAATTCGTTCATCGCCATGTCCGTCCGCTTGTACTGCCTCTTAATAAACTCCGCTACGTATTTGCGGACGGTCAGGTACTTCTGGTACGTACGCTTGGAGCGGTCTTTGCCCACCCGTTTGGCAAATACCTCGTTCTCCTTGTCAAAGGCTCTCAATAGAGTTTCATACTCCGTTCCGATGCCCTGATAGGCGTTGCGTACCATTTCAGCCGTGACAAATGCCTCACGGTCGGAAAGCCGCTGGTAGTGCTTCGTTATCTGCGCCTTGATGTTGTCCAGCGCATAGTTCACCGCCACCGCCTCGCGGCTCTTGCCTTTCGCCCTGTTGCCTTTAGCATCCCACAAATCCTTGGAGATACGCTGCTTGCAACTGAACTGTGCGATAGTCCCGTTGATTGTAACCCGTCCCATGATGGGGACAATTCCATTCTTTTCCTTGCTTCCGTTTACATAGAAGACGGTCTTGAAAGTACTCCTCATAATCCTACTTTTTTGTTTGGTGCAAAATTAGTTTACGGGAGTTGTAAAGGCAGAATGTAAACCTACGCAGAACGCAGAAATAGAGACCATTAGTGTTAAATGTGCATTCGGTGTCGGGTAATGGTTTGGAAGTGCATCTGTTGCTGCAATTCGCCTAAATCCGTTTTACGCCCTTGCGCCATTCTGTGCCACCCGAAGCCAAACTCTCTGACCGTCAGTGAGAATGCTCAAATTCGCTTTATTCTGCGTTTTATCCTATTATTTTCTCTAAAAAAAAACACGAATGTTAGAAATCCTCCCTCACTACCCTCACC